AAAAGATATTGATACCACTCAGGTAGCTTTCCTAGCTCTGCAAAGGCAACGCCTACGCGACCAATGATATCAAGATCGTTCATACCTACGCCCCACATAATTGCTATCACAGGCGCACTCAGGACTACTGTGAACCACTCGTCTTTCCACGAGTTAGCACTAGCCTGTGCCATGTGCTGTTCCCAAGACGCTGTGTTCTGTATCACTTGCATCTTAGCTACATGTTTAGCTTGTGATTGCTCGTGACGATTGCTCATCCAAGTCTTAGCGAGTCCAGCAATAGGACTAATGAGTGCTTGCCACACTATTGCTTTCCTCTGTTACGCCAGCCTTGCACTGTGTCTGTTTCCCAGATGCGTATACCTGTCCACACGAGTGTCAACAACGCAGCTAAGGAAGGCAGTACGCCAGCCAAGGCACCAACACCAGTTGCTACAGAAACTGTATCCATTACCTCTTTCATACCTTGATCTGCCATCCTCATGCACCTTTGATGATAGTTATCGTACCGTAAATAATACTTGCTGATACGATAGCGGCTATAGACAACAAGAAACTATCTAGTAACATACGTTGCCTTTTGCGTTGCTTATATATTACCTCTTCTCTTTGTGCTTTAATCTTACGTCTTAACATTATCATCTCTTGATACGTCTCAACTCCGTATGTCCACACAATGAGTTCTCTTATCTGCTTCTCTTGCTCCTCTAGCTTTTTCTTAGCTATAACGCTATTGAGTGCTTGTTGCTCTACGGTGTTACCATCAAATAACTTTTTGAAGACACCGGGACTCTCAGCTTCTTTTTCTGCTTGTCTTATGTCAGCAGCAAAGGAATACCAAGCACCCAGCTTCTGAGCCACAGCCTCAATTTCAGCACCTCTGTTTACTAGCGTCTGTATGCCTTTGAAGGTTGTAGACGCCATAGCAATAAGTGATAGAGGATCCATCCATTAGTTTACCAAGAGACGCCAGTGCCGCGAGTAGGCGTTGCTTTTTCTGCAATCTGTGCATCAATAGCCGCCTCTGTAGCCGCTACTTGCTCGTCACCCAGAGCCGCCTTAGCCCAGCCAACAGCCGTTGTTTCGGTGATGTCATCCCACTCTACAAACGTGCCACTAGGAGCCTCAAGGCCAACGGTGCCGTATGAAGAACCAGAGTTATCTCCGTCGGTCTTAGATACACGCCAGTGTACGGTGTTGACTACGTTGGTGTGTCCGTCTTGTGAAACGGTGTAGTCCATTGCTGATACAGTCCAGTTAAACATAGGTTATGCTCCTTTAAGTGCCGCTACTTCGGCTTTGAGTTCGTTTACTTGTGCTGAAAGTTCTTGGATGGCTTTAACCATTGACGGAATCATGTCGCCCATCTTTAACCCTAATTTTGTTTCCGTCTCGTTCAGTTTGTAATCGTGTACAAGCTCAGGTAAAACGTCTTTCACTTCTTGAGCTACAAAGCCCATGATGTCGTCACCGTCTCCGTTCTTCCAATCGAAACGTCGAGGCTGTAAGGCAAGGATTGTGTCTAGCCCTTTGTCTAGGTCACGGACGTTTTCCTTTAAAGTTGCGTCAGAGATTGCGGTGATGCTTGTTGACGTTGCGTATATATTGCCTCCATACCCAACAAAAAATCTGTAAGCACCAGCACCAGTAGAGTAAGCTGAAAACGCTGTTCCTGCATTTGTAGTCGTGGCGCTAACTTGAGCAACCTGCGGAGACGCTGTTTGTATTATCTTTGTCCCAGTTCCCACTTCTGCGGATGCGTTGGTCGTACCAACCAGCAAGTTGCCGCTGGAGTCGATGGTCATACGGGGAGTAGTAGTAGTGCCAACTAAAAAGTTGAGATTTCCACTATTAGGCCCAACTCTAGCAATTTCACTACCAGACTCATAAAACTGTAACGCGTTGTCATCTGGGCCTTTTAGTATCACTGTACCGCTACTGTCAATACGCATACGTTCTGTTTCGCCTGTCTTTAATAGGGTTACAGAACCGTTTAACTCCAGAGGTATATTTGCGGTTGCTGCGTCATTAAACGCATTTATCTTCACCCCTGAAGTTTCAGTTGTTCCTGTTTGAACAGCTAAATTAAGATTAGTGCCTGTGTTAACCTGCAAACGAGCAGTTGAAAAAGGACTCGTAGTGCCAATACCAACGTTGCCGTCAGCCCGAACGACCATTCTATACGCGCCGTTTCCATAGACTGCTAGAGCTATAGGGTCGTCAGTGGAATCGCTACGAACTAATAAGCCATTACCTTCGGTAGCACGAGTATTAAGAACTCTTGCGGCCCATGTATTGTCAGACACTTGTGCATCTAAACGATACGCGGGATTACTTGTGCCAATGCCAACATTGCCGCTGGAGTCGATACGCATGGCTTCAGCACTATTTGTGTAGAACTGCATGGCTCTAGCGCCATCAGCGCGTAATCTCAAAGCCGCATCGTTTGTTCCAATAGTTGAAAGATTAGAAGCGCCAACCACTGTTAAGTCGTAGGTTGCTGTCGCAGTGCCAATACCAACATTGCCGCTGGAGCCGTCAACGGTTAGTCGCTGTGCGCTTGCGGTAAAGATAGAGATGTCATCTCCATACGCGCCAATGCCTTGATTGCTTTCTACGGTGCTGTTGGCGTCAGACAGCGTTATTGTTCCTCTAACGCCGCTTGTTGAGCCAAAATGAGAAATAGCTTGCTGTCCACTGCGAACATCAAGCGCCCTTGATGGCGTTGTTGTATTTATGCCAACCTCATTATTCGTTGAGTCAACGTACAGCGTATTGGTGTCTACTGTAAGGTCGCCTGAAACCGTGAGGTCTTCAAACGTACTTGAGCCAGCGTTAGTCCCTAGTTCAATTACAGTTCCACCAGAGTCCTTGGAGTAGAGGCGCTTATTAGTCAGGTCAACCGCTAGTTCTCCAGCAGTCAAATCACCTGCTAAGGGCGCACCAGAGCCGTTCTTAGTGATAATAGTAGTAGCCATTAATAAGTGCCTCCGTCAATGCTTGACAGTGTTGTTGTAATAGATGTTGTGCCAGAGCCTGTGATAGCCCCTGACAGAGTAATAGTTTCGTTACCTGTTAAGTAACCTTGTGTGGAGTGATCTCCCCAGCCGTAAGCAGTTTCCCACTGTCCTACTTTGGGGTCAGTAATTACATTAACACCCATGTCAATGTTGTTACCGTTAGCGTCTAGTGTTCCACCTAGCTGTGGCGTTGTGTCGCCAATGAGATCAGGGTTTACTGTCTGCCAACCAGAGCCGTCGTAGATACGAGTCGTGTTATCACCTGTGTTGAAGTACCAGTCACCAGCAGTAACAGCGTTGCCGTTTAGATCCACCGTAGGATTGCTTGCTTGCGCTCCTAAGAAGAATCCGTCGATAGACTCTTGTGCTGCTTCTGCGGCTGTCTGAGCAGCCTCTGCAGCCGTCTGTGCAGTCTGTGCTGCTGTAGCACTAGTGGCTGCGTTTGTTGCTGACGTAGACGCTGAAGACGCGCTAGAGGCAGCGTTGGTTTCTGAGGTTGACGCATTGGACTCTGACGTTGCTGCATTAGTTTCGCTAGTGCTAGCCGCAGATTCTGATGCTGCTGCGTTAGTTTCAGATGTTGCTGCAGCAGTTGCACTTGACGCTGCATTAGTCGCGCTAGTAGACGCAGAAGATGCGCTAGAAGCTGCGTTAGTCTCTGAGGTGCTTGCATTAGATGCACTGGTTGCTGCGTTAGTCTCACTAGTACCAGCGTTAGTCGCTGCTGTAGACGCTGTAGTTGCACTAGCGGCAGCATTGGTTTCTGAGGTTGACGCTGCTGATTCACTGGCTGCTGCGTTAGTTGCACTAGTTGATTCAGCAGACGCCTGTGTTGTTGCTGTAGACGCGCTAGAGGCTGCGCTGGTTGCGCTAGTAGCCGCATTAGTCTCGCTAGTACCAGCGTTAGTTTCACTAGTTGATGCAGCAGAGGCGCTAGCAGCAGCAGCGGTTGCACTAGAGGCAGCGTTAGTTTCCGATGTTGCTGCGTTAGATGCCGCAGTAGTTGCCGCAGACGCATCAGCAGCTACACCAGATGCACTAGCAGCCGCTGCAGTTGCCGATGCCGCCGCAGCAGTAGCACTGTTGCTTGCTTCGTTTGCTTTTGTAGTAGCAGTCTGTGCGTCTAGGGCTACCTGAGATGCGTAGGCATCCGTGGAAGCATCACCAGAACCACCGTCACCCCGAAAGATTGGCATAGACTGCTCCTAAGAAAACAAACAAAAGAAATGGAAAAGGGGCCGTTGCCGACCCCCTAGAGTCTTACTCGTCGCAAACAGCGAGGATGAATCCTGCTTCGGGACGGTAAGTTTCAACACCGTACAGAGTGTCAGCCGTGTACAGAGTGCTTAAATACTCCTGCTTATATTGAGTCTGCGAACGTACAGCCATTTGCTCTGCCATTACGAGGGCGTCCTTGTGGAAGAACAAGCAGCCACGGGTGTCAGCAGTAGACGCAGTGTTCTGAGCAGCTACTTCCAGAACGGGAGCATTGCTAGAAACGTAGATGTCTACACCGTAGAGGTTACCGATGAGGCCAGACTCGACACCACGACCACCAACAAAGTCGGAAGACACGTAGCGGTCGATGCCCATGATAGACTTACGTGACGCAGGAGGAATAACGAGAACTCGTCCGTCCATAGGTACGTCAGCATCGTCCATCAGCTTGATAGCTTCACGGAAGCCAAGGTCGGTAAAGTTGTCACCAGACGTTACAGTGTCAGCAGCGTACGTAGCAAGGCCAGCAGCAGCATTGAAGTAGTAGCTGTTGCTGTTTACCCAGTCAGCACCAGTGTTGGCAGGAGTCTGAGTACGAGTTCCGTCACCGAAACCAGTAGCAGCGTTGATGAGGTCAGTGTCTACCTTCAGAGCAAGCTGGTAGCCAGCGTCTTCGGTGTAGAACTGTCGCAGAGAAGACAGAGCCTGTACTTCTACGATGTCCTCAATCAAACGTGAGTACTCAAA